GCTGGTGAGTTGGATAACTACGCAGGCGCTTATACTGCTGATGAAGAAGAAGCTATAATGAATCAAGGTTTGTCTGGGAAAAGTTTGCCGGAACAGCTTGACTTGTTGTCTCGCAACAATATGACATCCCCAACAATCAAAAGTATAATTGATGGCGCAATGAAAGAGGGATTATCACCATCTTTTGACCCATCTTCAGACGTTAATCCTGTGCTACAGGGGCTAGAGGCTTATAGACAGGTTAAAGTAAGGGGTGAGGGAATACTTGCAGACCACGCCACAGAACAAAACCAAGCATATTTTGACTCCGTTCTGGCTTTAGAGGCAGTCGGAGTTGAAACTGTTGACGCAATTAACCGTGTTACAAGAGGTTTTAACAGTGGGGTTGATGTTGATGCAAAATATTCTGTGGTTAAAAGCGAAGTAGACGGGATATTGGATGCAAATGTTACGACAGTATTTGGCGCTGTGTTATTCGGTGAAAAAGTTGATAACCGTTCATCAATCCAGCAGCGTTTAGAAGACTTGAGTAAGACTTACATTAGCATGGGAACAATGGACGCAAAGAGTGCAGTTCAAGCAGCGGCTAAAAGCATAAACGAAAGCCACATAAACTTGCGTGGACAGCTTATACCTCGCCGCAAAAGTTATCCTAAAGATATAAAGACTATGGTTGATTTAGCGGCAACAGATTTCTTTAACAAAAATCAGGCTTTGCCAGCGGGTGACAAGGGGAAAATCACCGATTTGCAGATTGACGATATTGCTTTGATACCGACCAGCGGTCGTTCAGATGAATGGATTGTTATCCATAATGGCGTTGTTGCTTCATATGCTGGTGCGCCTTTGTATCCGATTGGAGACTTGCAAGGATTGTATGATGCTGACACAAGCGTTCAGACAGCAAAGAAAATACAGGAAAACCTCAAAAAGCGCGGCCTTACGGAACCACAAAAACTGCAAACAGAAGTGCAAAGATTACGCCGTGAGGCTGGCGAACTGACAGGGCTAAACCTTTCCAACATAAGGAAAGAACAAGGCGAACAAGCGGCTGACGCTGCTATTGCAAAACGCAAGTCACTGTTAGAAGAAGCAGACGAATTGCAAAAGTCTGGCGTTGAACTAGGAAGGCTGCAAAGTGGTTCTTGACCCTAATCAAATACAAGTAGACCGCCCTATTAGCTTGCTGGAAGAACAAGCCGCCGAGCGTGTTTACGAAGAAGAAAAAGAAAAGGTCACGTTTGGTAAAGCTGTTGATGCAGCATTTGCTGAAGAAAATACTATGTCTTGGATATTCAATGGTTTAGAAGACCACGAACCAGACAGAGAGTTTGACCTTACCCCAGAGTTAATTGAACAGTACACAGAGGGCGTACCAGAAGACCGCAAGGATTACGTTGTAGATGCAGTTAGCTTACCTCACTTGCAGAAATTACACGACCGCGCCAAAGAGTCTCTTAAAAACCAAGACACTCTTGCCAAGTATGGATGGGGCGGTGTGGGTTTGCAAATGGCGGCAGCAACCCTAGATGTGCCAGCCATTGCAGCAACCATAGCAACAGAAGGCATAGCCGCCCCGTTAATATGGGGAGGAAAGGCAACTAGATTAGCTAGAACATTCCGTGCAGCAACCGCTAGTTCTGCATCAGCGGCAGCAATCGAAGCATACCTTGTGTCTCAAAACAATATGAAAGACCCATACGATATATTGTATGCGGCAGGCGGTGGATTTTTGTTAGGCGGCGCTGTTGCTGGGGCTAAAGGTGTGTTTGGTAAAGCATCTAAAGAACGCTATCAACAAGCCGCCATGAATACGATGAAGTACGCAGATGACGCGCAATCAGCAGATGTTAATCAAGCCATGATTGACCGTGGCATTGATACTGGCGTAGGTGCGGCAGAAAACCCTGCATCGCGTTCCATGCAAGAAATGGACATTCGGCGTGGCATCCAAGAAAGAATTGATGATGCAGACGCAGAACCAATGGCTGCTTTTGGTAAATTGCGGTTTGATATGGTTGGGCAGTTAAAAAGCAGCACACTTGGAATTAGCCGCAGGATTGCTGGGATACTTGGCGAAGATGCTGTTGAGCCTGGTGAGATTACTGCCGACCTTATCAAGACTGTTGGCACAAAGGTTACATCAAATAAATTTTATCAGGGATACGAAGCTGGGTATGATGGCTGGGCAAAGTCTAGCGGTGTCAATTGGGGTGGACGCAGACTAGAGTCTAGGCGTGGTGAGTTTGGTAAGTTGGTGTCTGATGAGATTGAGTCACCAGGCACATCTACAGACCCTAATGTCATTGCGGCAGCACAAAATACCAGCCGCCTATTCCGTGATATGTTGCAAGAAGCCAAACGCGCTGGCGTAAAAGGATTTGACGACATTCCAGAAGACCTGACGTACTTCACGCACCTTTGGGATGGGCATAGATTAATTAAAGCAGAAGCAGACTTTAGCACAAAAGGGGTGCAGGGGCTTTTAAAGAAAAGTCTGTTGTCTGCCAATCGCACTATGGATGACGACCTAGCTGAAGCCATCGCCAAAGGGATGTTCAATAAAATTGTTAAGAACGAAGTCGGTATGGATGCGGGTCTGGCTAGGATATTTAGCACCTCTAACAAAGAAGCCTTGCGCGATATTTTACTAGAGGAAGAACTGCTTGACGAAGTTAGGGTTGACCGCCTTTTAAGCCAGTTAGACATGGACAGGGAAGGTGTGCCAGCAAGAGCCAAGCGCCGCTTAAAGTTTGACATGAGTTCTACTATAGAGGCTAACGGAAAAACACTACATATCAAAGAGTTAATGGAACGCGACACCGAGGCTGTAGTAAACAGCTACATTAATTCTATGCAAGGCAAGATTGCTTTGGCTAAAAAGGGCATATTTTCTGACGGTGACTTTGAAGCAATAAAAAAAGACATATTAGAGGAAGGTAAGAAGCTAGGGGGAGAAGGAAGAAGGCAAGCGGATAAAGACATTGAGAAGTTAAATGTTTTATATGCTTTGGTATCTGGCAGAACGTCACCTTTGATTGGCGACCCGTCTAGCACTGCCAATAGAATGATACGTTTTCTTATGGATTACAACTTTATCCGTGTTATGAACCAAGTTGGTTTTGCTCAAATATCAGAACTAGGAAATGCTGTGTCGATTGATGGCACTGTAGCGTTGATGAGGGTTGTGCCTGACATGGGGGCAATGATTCGGCGTACAGCGGATGGCGAGTTAGAAGATTTAGTCGCCAGGGATGTAGAGGCATTTGTTGGGTCTGGTGTTGACCGAGTTATCCAGCAGTCTATGAATAAGCACAGTGTTGAGGATATGTATGGCTTAGGTAAAGGTGACAAACTTGACAAAGCCATCGGCGGTATGCACAAGCTAAAACGTCTGACTGCTGACTTATCTGGTCTCGCCCCTATTACCGTTGCGCTTGAAAGGGCTGCGGCAAAGGTTGCTGTCCAGTCATTAGTGGATGTTGCGTCCGGTGTTAAAAAACTGCGCATGAAAAAGCTAGGAAAATCTACAATCGAACAAGACATAGCAGCAAGGCTAAAATCGTTTGGCCTGGACGAAAAGATGTGGCCTCGCGTAGTAGACCAGATACAAAAAAACGCAGTTACAAACCCGTCTATGTTTTTGCGCACCCGCAAAGTTAAAACAATTAACATGTCGGAGTGGACAGACATAGAAGCAAGAGATGCTTTCGGGTATGCAGTGGCTAGATGGACACGGCAAAGCATCCAGCAGAACGATGTCGGTAATTTGAACATTCACATGACTAGCACTATGGGCAAAATATTTACTCAGTTCCGTGCATTTATGCTGGTGTCACACTCAAAGCAGTTTTTGCATAATATCAAACGAAACGACTTTGCCGCATATCAAGCGATGATGTGGTCAACATTTTATGGGGCTATGGCATATACAGCGCAAACGCATGTCAATGCAATCGGCAGGGATGACAAGGCTGAGTTCTTAAAAGAAAGATTAAGCGCAGAAGAAATAGGCAAGATGGCGTTTGCCCGTAGTTCTTGGGCTGCTTTGTTTCCATCAGCAGCGGATATGCTTGCTTGGTCTACTGGTTACGAGCCTATGTTTTCGTACAAAAGAAGCACGGGGCTTGCAACAGGGTTCTTGTCTGGCGCACCAATGGTTAATTTACTTGATACTGCGGGTAAGGTTTTGCAGGGCGGCGGAAGGTCATTACTCAACCCAGACTACCAATGGTCACGCGGTCAGCAACGCGCACTAAACTCTTTGTTGCCGTTTCAAAATGCCATAGGAATCAAGAATATACTCAACCAAATGGTAGAAGGTTTACCAGAGCAAGCTAAGATTGAGTAAATTATAAAAATAAGGTATATATACTCTAGGAGTTTGAAATGACAGTTAGTAGCACCACAACCAGAAACAGTTACAGCGGTAATGCCAGCACTAGCGTCTTTGCGTATACGTTCAAAATATTTGATGATGACGATATTACTGTTGTTATCCGTACTGACGCAACTGGTGTTGAGACAACAAAAACAAAGACCACGCATTACACTGTATCGGGTGTAGGTAGCGGCAGTGGTGGTAATGTTACGTTTACATCAGGCAATACCCCTGCAAGCGGCGAAACTGTTGTGCTGCTTAGAACAACAGCCCGTACCCAGCTTACAGACTATGTAGCTAATGACCCGTTCCCAGCAGATACGCATGAAGATGCACTGGATAAACTGACCTTTATCACACAGGAACTACAAGAAGAAGTCGGGCGTTCACTCAAGCTATCACAAACAAATACCATTGCTACGGCTGAATTTACAGTAGGGGCAACAGACCGCGCCAACAAAATCCTTGGATTTGACACCAGCGGTGACTTAGCCATCTTCCAAGAGATTGGCACATTCAAAGGTTCAGACGCTACAACCACAACCGCAGCCTACATTGAACGTGACATTGTAAAATCAACCACAACAGCACAGTTAAACAACGTATATATTGCACTGCAAGATTCGCCTGTCGGCACAGCTTTAACAAACACGAGTTATTGGGCGTTGCTTGTAGACGCTGTATCAGCCGCCGCATCAGCCACGGCAGCAGCAGCAAGCGCGACTGCATCAGCCAGCAGCGCCACAGCATCAGCTAGTAGTGCAACGTCCTCGGCAAGTTCAGCCTCATCTGCCGCTACAACATATGATAACTTTGATGACAGGTATCTTGGGGCAAAAAGCGCGGATGTTTTAGTCGATAATGACGGTGACGCGCTAATTACAGGCGCTTTATATTTTAACAGCAGTGACGGTGACATGCGCGTTTATAACGGTAGCGCATGGATTAACGTAGTTTCATCGTTAGGCAATCTTGCTAATGTTGTTGAGGATAGCACCCCACAGTTAGGTGGTAATTTAGACACTAATGGCAATGATATTGTTACAACATCTAATGCCAGCTTAGACCTTGCGCCAAATGGCACAGGCGCTGTGGTTGTGCGAGGAAACACTAACCCTGGCAGTATTATATTTAACTGCGAATCTAACAGTCACGGTCAAACAGTTAAGGCGCAGCCGCACTCAGCAACTGTAACAAACGCACTGACGCTTCCGGCTGGCGGCGACCAAGAGATTGTTGGCACAACAGCAACACAGACATTAACAAACAAGTCTATCGTAGCCACACAGCTTACAGGCACAATTGCTAATGCAAGACTAGATGCACAGTTACAGGACGTAGCTGGACTGGCGGTAACAAATGGTGGTTTTATTGTAGGTGATGGTTCTAACTTTGTACTAGAGACCGCAGGCACTGCGCGTACATCACTTGGACTAGGAACAGCAGCGATTACTGATACAGGAACTTCTGCTGGAAATACTGTGGTTTTAGATGGTTCAGCTAGGCTACCAGCAGTAGATGGGTCACAATTAACTAATCTATCATCCACAGGTGCGACTGCTGGTTTCGCAGTGGCTATGGCTATCGCGTTGTAAAATAAGGATTTATTATGGCACAGGACTTTGAAAGAAACATTGCAAGGAATGTCGGCGCAAGCGAGGTCGTTTTGCGAACCGCTAACTCTGATGATGCTATTATTGGTATCAACATTGCTAATGTGACAACTACCCAAATCTTAATGGACGTATACATCACTGGCGCTGGTGCTACTGATGATTATTACATTATTAAAGATGCCCCAATTCCAGTAGGTTCAGCCTTACAAGTCTTGGACGGTGGTGCTAAGATTGTAATGCAATCTGGTGACATACTTAATGTAATAAGCGATACTGCATCAAGCGCAGATGTTTGGGTTTCCGTAGTCGATACTATTAGTTCATAAGGAATAAAGTATGCCGTATATTGGTCAACAAGTTCCAGGTTCTTATCAAGCTACTAAGGCTGTACAACGCTTTAATGGTGACGGTAGTGACACTACATTCACACTGACTACCACAGTATCTTCTGTGCAAGATGTACTGGTGTCAGTCGATGGTGTTGTGCAAGACACAGCAGCTTACACTATTCCTGATGGAACTACACTCACATTTACTGCTGCCCCTTCTTCTGGTACAGGTAACATCTTTGTAAATTACCTAGCACCTCAAGCTGGTACAATTACACCACCCGCTGAGAACAAGGGTAACTTTAAGGCTGGTGGTTTGTTTCGTACCAATGCACAATCCCTTACAGCAAATACAACCATCCTAGCTACAGAAAACGCCAATGTAACTGGTCCGTTTACTGTGGCTTCTGGTGTTACATTAACCGTTGAAAGCGGTGGGACATTGGTGACGCTATGAGTACATTAAAAGCAGATACCATACAAAGCACAGGCGGTGGTGCAGCTACGCTAACAAAGCAAACTGCGGCAAAGGCTTGGATATATTATAAACAAAACACACCCACTATTACAGACAGCTTTAACACAAGTAGTGCTACAGATACAGCAACGGGAAACTTTTTACAAAATTACACTAATGCTTTTGATGCCTCATATGATGGCAGGGCTATGAGTGGAAGCGGCTTTACCACTGACAAGGTTCTTTCACATGGTTCAACTGGTTCAACTACAAGCGCACAACAGTTTAATTTATATGACGTTGGCAGTTCTGGTTTAGACGACAGCTTTAGTTCTGCTTTAACTCACGGGGACTTAGCATGAGTGAGATACTAACAAACAAACTCACTGGCACAAGCACTGCTGGGTCTATCCTTGTAACAGGCGAAGGTAATAGCACGACCACTAACTTGCAGCAGGGGTTAGCGAAGCAGTGGGTGTATTTTGATATGGCAAGTACCACTGCCGTAGATTCGCTGAACACGAGTAGCTTAACCGATAGCGGCACTGGAAAATTTGTGGTGAATATAAACAATGACTTCAACAACACAAGTTATACCGTAAATTATACTGGAAACGGTTACGCAAGTGACACTTTTCCTGCAAATGTGACATGCGTTGCAAAAATTAGTTATGAAACAACCACCACAACTGGCTTATATGACACTATTTCTTATAGCTCTGTTCTTGTAGATAGTAAATATAATTACTGTACAGCACACGGAGACCTCGCATAATGGCACTAGGAAAAATCAAAGCAGATACCTTAGAACACAGCACCGCTGGGTCACTTGATACGCAGTACGTTGTGCAGGGTAGTGCAAAGGCTTGGGCTAAATGCACTAATGCAGCAGGATTAGACGACTCTTTCAATATAAGTGGTGGAACTGATAATGGCACTGGCGACTACACTTATGCCTTCACCAGCGGTATGGCGACCACGAATTATGTTTCATTGACTAACACGGTTTATGCCACTTTGTCGTCAAGCGGTACATTAACCGCATCAAATTACCAAGTAAGGTGTTACAGTCGTGCTGACTCGCTTACTGCTATTGATGATGTCAATTTTTCACAAATTGCAGGAGACCTAGCGTAATGCAGACACCACAGTTTCAAGGCACACACCTATTTGACAGACTATGCTGGGCAAAGGAAAACCTAGACGGTGTACAGTCAGACTATCGTGTAGTCTATGAGGACAGCGTAGACGAGTGCGCTAAGATACTTGTGCCTGACCCTAACTGGATGGCGTGTGCGCTACAGGGCGGCATCCTACCACCAGTACAGGTATATTGGGAACTAGCAAAAGATGAAGCAAAGCCTGACTTTGTAAAGCATACTAGGGGTCACTTGCTTCATAACACTGAGCCTGTTGAGGCTATGACCGAAGAACAGGCCATTGAGTATTTGATTATGAAGGATTGCCCACAGCATGTGTGGCGAGACTATGATAGCGGCAATAAGCCAAAGATGGTAATATGCCGCAAAGAGCAGCTTCCAGCTACAAGAGAGTGGCGCAATGCTTGGAAGATAAGTGAAGACCTAGCCACTGATGAAACCGTAGCCGCATAGGAGAAACCTCATGGCAACAACATATATCGTAGACAAGGACGGTAATCAGATTGATGCTTCAACTGCTACCGTTCCATCAGACCGCCACTTCCGTGGTGCATGGTCACTAGAAGGCACTGTTATTTCAGAAGACATGACAGCAGCCAAAGCAATCTTCAAGGACAAAATCCGTGAGGTTCGCGCACCACTGCTTGACGCAGAGGATGTCGTGTACATGAAGGCACTAGAAGCTGATGACACATCTGCAAAAGCAGCGTCAGTAACTAAGAAGGGCAAGTTGCGTGATGCACCAGCCGCTTCTGCAATTGGTAGCGCAGATACTATTGCTAAACT